CGGCCTGAAGGTCGGCGCTTGGGAGGACATGCAGGTCGACGTGGACGCCTACAGCATGGAGCGCACCTCCGAGATGCTCGCCCAGAAGCGTGCCGTCGAGGTGTTTCAGGTCATCACGTCCGCCGGGAAGGCGATCCCCGCCATGCCTTGGATCAAGTGGCGCGACCTGCTCTCGTTCCTCGGTGACGCGCAGAACGTCCCGCAGATGCAGGATTTCATCGACGAGGAGGTCATCCGCAAGATGCAGGGCGGCATGCCCGGTCCCGGAATCCCGTCCCCGGCGCAGGGGGGTGTTCCCGCTTCCGGCCCGGCACCTTCTCCTACTGGCGAGGCCCCGGCCGTCCCTGCCCGTGCGCAGGCGGCGATCGCGGCGGCAGCAGCGAGGGCATGATGCCGAGTTACGAGTTCGAGACGAAGGACGGGAAGGTCATCGAGTGCGTCTTCGCGATGCGCGACGTACCCGCCATCGGCTCGTCGTTCGAGCATCCGCTGTTCGGCACCGTCGTCCGCGTCCCGAGCGGCACGCAGGTCAGCCCGAACTTCACAACTTCGGCCTATCCGTACGTCAGCCGGGCGCTTCCGCGGAACCTCGCGGGCGTCAAGTGCGACGCGAACGGGCATCCGATCATCCACAGTCGCCGTGAGGAACGCAACGTAGCGTCCCGCCACGGCTACGTCAGGGCAGAGGACTGAACATGGACAGCAATGCTGAACCCATCGTGCAGGCCGACACGCCGTCCGACGGGACGGCGGAGCAGGTCGTGCAGGACACCGCGCAGGTCACGGAAGCCGTCGAGGCCAACTCCGATGACGACGACGCAATCCTCGCGAGGCTGCTCGACAGCATCGAGACGGAGGACGACAAGGAGGCAGACGTGGATTCGTCCGCTGCTCCCTCCGAGCCAGCCCCCGCACCCGATGCCCCGTCATTCGACCGTGACGCGGTCGCCAAGGTCCTGAAAAGGGACGGCGTACCCGACGAGGTCATCGCCTCGGCTTCTCCCGAGATCCTCTCCAAGTGGGCGGAATCGGCGGCGAAGCGGCAGAAGGACGTTGACTCGTACGGCGGTCGTCTGAAGCAGTTGGAGGAGCAGGTGTCGAAGGGCGCGCAGCAGAATCCACAGGTGCAGGACAACACGCCTGTTCCGTCGGAAACGCCTGCGGCGGCCGATCCCTTCGCGCAGATGGCGGCGGTGTACGGCGACGATGTCGTCAGTCCCGTCCGCATGGCCTTCCAGCAGCAGCAAGCGCAGATGCAGGAGCAACTGCTGCTTGCGCAGGCCCGTGCTGCCGATGTCTCGCTCCGCGTCCAGTACGGGGCCAAGGCCCCCGCCTACGACGCGGTCCTCGCGAAGATGTCGGAACTCGGGGCTGCGAAGCCGGGTGGGTACGCAAGCGTCGACGAACTCGCCGCCGCCGCCTACTCGGCCATCGTTGGATCGAGGCCGTCAGCGCCTCCGAACGTGCGTGCCAGCCAGCCGACGGCCCCCAAGGGGACCACGGCCCCGGTGAAGCCGCCGCCTCGGGACGCGGACGACGAGATCCTTGACCAGATCATGTCGGGCGGGGGCATCCGCCTCCGATCCGCTTCAAGAAAGTAAGGAGCAAGGCAAATGCCTTCGATTACCCAGTTCAACGACTTCATGCAGTCCACCGGGCCTGCGTACCTGAAGTCCGCCGATGCAGTCATCAACGAGGCCGTCAAGAACAACTACGTCCTCTCCCGCATGCTGAAGGAGAAGGCCAGCGAGACGCTGGTTCAGGGCGGTACGTCCATCAAGGACGTGATCGTCTTCGACGACGCCTCGACCTACCAGAAGTACCAGCCCAACGACACGTTCACTTGGACGAACCCGCAGGTCACGGACACCCTGACCGCTCCGTGGCGTTTCTCGATGGACTACATGTCGTGGACGGATCAGGAGGTCGAACTCAACGACGCCGACGCCAAGGTCATGTACAAGCGCCTCAAGCGCATCAAGGAGATGCGCATGTGGACTTCCATGCTGAACGGCATGGAGAACGACCTGTGGGCCAGCCCCTACGCCAACGCCGGAAACATGGAGACTGGCGGCAAGGAGCCGTACTCGCTTCCGTCGTTCATCACGGAGACGATCACGAACTCGACCGCTACGCTCGGTGAGCGCGGCATGATTCCCGCCGGATGGGGTACGACCACCATCCTCGGCATCAATCCGCAGAACGATCCCCGCTGGTCGAATCAGGTGTCGTTCTACAGCCGTCAGGCTGACGTGAACAGCGCGGTGACCGCGAAGGCCGCTGGCGACTACACGGGCCACAACGCGAACGCCAGCATCGTCCGCAACGTCTACAGCCTGTTCGGCGCGTTCGACGACATGTACCTCAAGGTGCAGTTCAAGGCTCCCCTGACCCAGCGTCAGTACTTCGAGGAGACGAACTTCCAGCGGCAGATGATCCTCTGCTCCAAGGATGGCATCAACTTCTACAAGCGCGGCCTCCGTGCGACCAACGACATGCTGGTCAGTCCGCAGGACAGCGCGTACAACACCCCGACGTTCTCCGGCATTCCGCTGGAGTACTGCGCCAACCTCGATACCGCTGCCATCTACCCGGCGGTCGCGGCTGGCGTGTCGGATACCGCTCTTTCAGACCGCAACGGCAAGACCGTTGACAGCGCCAGCACCGAGTTCGGCGCTGCCACCGTTGACAAGGGCGCGCGTTTCTGGTTCGTGAACGGCGCGTACCTCACTCCGATCTTCCACAGCACCCGCTACATGAAGAAGCACGACGTGATGCGTCACCCGAACCAGCCGTTCACTTGGGTGCAGCCCGTCGATTGCTGGTGGAACCTGTTCTGCAACAGCCGCCAGCGTCACGGTATCGTCGCCCCGCTCCGCGTCTCCTGATGAAATCACGGGGGCGGGAGCGATCCCGCCCCCATCACAACCAAAGGAAGGAACTTTCACATGTCCGTTCTTCTCTCTGCTAGCAACAACGGCGTACTCGGCATCCATCCCCGCACGCTCATCCTGAAGTGCCGCAATGCGTCCGGCGGCGCGATCGCGCAGTACGATGTCGTTCGCCTCGATCTGTCGCAGGCCAGCCTCGAACCCGGTCAGGGCAGCGCAGCCGTCGGCTCCGCTTCCAACAGCATCTTCGCCAACGTGGTGAAGGGGCCGACCACCAAGGGCTCTGCGACCACCGGAATCTACGGTGTGGCGCAGGAGGCGATCGCTGATGGTGCCGCTGGCCACATCATGTTCGTCGGCACGACTCTCGTGACTGCGACCTCCAAGACGTATGCGGTCGGCAATCAGGTCGGATTCTCCGCATCGGCAATCACTGCTGGTGCAATTACGAACGATACGGTTACCCAGCCGATTGGCGTTTGCCACACCGCTGGAACCGTGACGCAGATTCGCATGACGATCGACGGCAATCTCTCGTTCGGCACTTAATAGCGCAACCATTCACCACTGGCCGGGGAAACCCGGCCAGTGGAATTACCGATGCTCACATACCTCGACCTGAAGAACCACGTCCTCCTCGCCATCGGCGGTCGTCCATCGACGGCATCCGGGCAGACGGTCGCGCAGCGACAGGCCGAGATCGTGAACATCGCCGGGGAACACCTGTTCACCCACCCGTGGCGGTTCCGCGAGGCTTCGTCGAACGTCTCCACCGTGGTTTCGCAGTCGTATGTCTCGCTGCCATCGGACTTTGCGGAACTGACGCAGGCTTGGAAGGAGGACTACGTCCTCTGGATCCAGTCCCCGGAGGAGGTCGAGGCCGCCCGGCAGTCGAACTACCCGGACCTGACGTGGCGGGCCTACGTCAAGGAGTACGTCCCGACCGGGGACACGGCTGGCGTCTCCACGACCGCTTCCTACAGGCTCGAACTCTACCCGACTCCCACCTCCGTCGAGACGCTCAAGATCCTGTACCGCAAGGGCTGGCAGGGGGTATCCGCTTCCACGGCCGATACGAGGATCATCGAGATCCCGCGGCACGTCGAGGCGACGCTGATCGCCTATGTCCGGGCCGTTGCGGAGTCGTACGAGGACGGGCAGCAGAGCCAGCGGTTCGCGGAGATCGAGGCTGGCCCGATCTTCGGGGCTGCGAAGCAGAAGGACGGGATGGTGCAAGGCACCTTCGGACAGTTGCCGCCGAACCTCTGGCGGTCAGGAACACGGAACGGGCCGGGATTCGTCATCCTCAACCCAGTGAACAACCCATCGTAAGGAACGACCATGAGCCTCATCGGACTGAATCCAACGATCACCGCCACCCGGACGCTGACTGCCCCTATGGAGGTGGCGTCTCCGTCCAACCTGACCCTTCCGTCCTCGCTTACGGTTCGCAATGGTACGACGACGACGCCAGTCACGGTTACGTCCGGCGCTACGGCGGGGATTGTGCTTGGCGCGCGCCTGAACTACGCCAAGATCCAGACGGCGTCAAGCGCGTCTGGCGGATCTGTCGTCCTGCACGTCATCGGCTGGAACCGTGGCGACGACGGTTTCTGGCGTCCGCAGTTGCTTACGACCTGCACCGTTACCGCTGGTGCTGCCACGACCTCGGTAAACGGAGCAAACCAGTACCTCGGCCTTACCTACGTCAAGAACTTCGGTGACTGCAAGGTCTACAACGGCAACATCGCTGCCGTGTACGGCGGGTTCATCATCGTCGATCTGTGTGGCGCGGAACTGGTCGAGATCGCCATGACCGCTTCCAGCACTCCGACCGCCAACGCCCTCGTCGGGTTCATCTGATGCACGCACGCAACCGGACATGGCTGCTCGGCTCTGACCCGGTCGAGCGTTGTAGGCAGCGCACGCTCCCGGTGGAGGGCGGCGACGGCTCCACGCTCTCGCTGGACTTCACCACTGGCGTCCTCGACCCGCGCCTGTCGTTCACGCGCACTACCAACGCCACCTTCATCAACTCGCAGGGGTTGGTGCAGTTTGCCGATGCCAACCTGTTGCAGCGCAGTCAGGATTACACCGCTGCTGCATGGTCGAAGTCCAGAATTGACACCACGACCAGCGGACTCAACACGGCGAACACGACCACGGCTCCTGACGGAACCAGTACCGGGCTGTTGCTCAAGTCGGACGGCGTTTCCGGTACTCATCGCGTGCTTCAGTCAAACGCGATAACCGGATCTACGGCACTTTCAACCAACGGGCTTTCGACGGTCACGCTGTCTGCGTACTTCAAGGCAAACGGATCGAACTTCTGTTCTCTCAAGGTATCCAACAACATCGAATCGCGTGGGGTCACCAGAAACTTCAACCTGACCGACGGAGTCGTGTCAGGTGCGGAGGATGTCAGTTGGACATTTGTGAGCGCATCTGCAAGCCCGGTCGGAAATGGCTGGTATAGATGTCAGATGACTGTCAGCCTTACTCGCGTTGACGCAAACGATGACCAGATGGGAATCTGGCTGTTCGTTGCCAACGGCCCAGATGTTGCTGACCGTTCTTTCACGAACAGCGCAGCAAGTGTCTGGGTGTGGGGCGCGCAGGTTTCAATCGGAGCGAACGCACTTGAATACCGTGCGACAACCACCGCTCCCTACCAAGCCCCCCGCTTCGACCACGACCCGACCACGCTCGCGCCTCGCGGGCTGCTGATTGAGGGGACGGCGACGAACATCTGCCTCAATGGAAGCATGGCGTATACGGCCACCGCTCCGACGAGTTGGACGCGGGCCTTCAGCGGATGCACAGTTGCCTCCGTCGATTCAACGACATTTCCGGGTCAGAAAGCGTGGAGCATTTCTGCAACGGCTATCGGCCAGCGTGACTTTTTGGAACAGGTCATCGCGCTTGCGGCAAACACCACCTACACGGTATCTGCATACGTAGAAGCCATTACCGGAACGGTTGCGACATTTGCGTATATGACTTCGCTTCCATCTGGAGCATCGTCAAACACGGTTGTAAATCCAAGTGCTGGCAGAATTTCATTCACGGTTACTGTTGGAGCAACTGCTGGAAACGGCACACTTCGTATTGGGATTGGAACCGCAACCGGAACCGGTGTTTCGGCGGATGCCTCGGTGCGATTCAGCCATGTACAGGTCGAAACCGGCTCCGGTGCCTCCTCGTACATCCCCACGGGCGCGAGTCAGGGGACGAGGAATCGTGACGAACTCACGCTCACAAACTTGTCATCCATTGCGTTTAGCCAAACGAGCGGAACAGCG